CTTCACTCCTAGTTTCACTCATCCGCTTCTCCTTCTGAAGTGACTCAAGTGTTATGTTCTTAGATTTTAATTCTTCTCCTTTTATTAATATGTTTTGTTCAATCTCAACAGCTTTTCCTAAATCGCTATAGCTTTTCTTGAATATATTTATTTTTTTCCTAGCATAAGCAACTCTTTGCTTAAAAGGCTCTAATCCATTGTATTTCCAGAATAAAGAGTTCTTTTCTTGCTGACTTAGATTGATATAATCATCCTCTGAATTATGTATGTGTAAAGAGTTAATAGAAAAATCTTCATAAGAACCAATGCTTTCTTCTATTTGTTTCTTTACTTCTTTTTGTTCAGATGTTGCACTGTTAGATTTTACTGAAACCCACCTTTCTCTTAACTCTCCATCGACTTCTATTTCTTCCCAAACTTCAAATTTCCTTTTGTAAGAATTAGCCCCTTTTGCTTTTTGTTCAATCTTTCTTGAAACTCTATGAAGAACTCCGTTTATTAAGGTTTCAATAGAAACAAAGCCTTTATTTGATTTGGTGTATAGATTTACTATTGTATTTGAATCCTTATTCCCCGGAACGACTTCAAATAGACCCCAAACTATTGCTCTAATAAGATTTGATTTACCTGAAAAGTTTTTCCCGAAAATACCTATAATCCCTTGGTATCTTTGAAGATCTATTGTTAGAGTACTCTCTGGAAAAGAAAACACATTAGAAATAGTCACTTTTAAAGGCTCTATGTTTACTCTTTTTCTACTGTCCTTAGTTTCATCTATCTCTAACTCATGTTTATCGATATTTGAAGCCAACTCTATAATTGCTTTTTTCTCATCTTCATCAATATCTCCTTCTGACTGTTCAATCCAATCTTCTAGTAAATCAAGAAACATTAAAGAATCATCTTCGTTAATATCTTTTCCTTCTAGTACATCAATCTCTTCTTTTTCAACAGATTCAAAAGAGACGTTAATTTCTTTACATCCATACTGATTTCTAATCAACTCTTTAATATACCTCTCTCTTTCTAGTGAATAGTTTTCCTGATAATCTTCATAGACAATACTTATTTTCGTCTTCTTCCTGTCGTTTGAGAACTGCAAGTTTTCAACTCTTTCTTCAATAGACTCTCCACGAGAAATGTTAAGTTTAGCGAAACCCCAATCATTTAAAACATATCTTCTTTGATGTGTAATGTTTTCTTTGTCTGATAAATCCCACACCAAATATCCCTTATCTAAAGATTCACCAAAGTTTTGTTGCACCAAACTTCCTGAATAGGCAATTGTTTCATTTTTTCTGAATGTTTGATATTCATGAATATCCCCCATCATAACAGCGTCAAAGTCTTTGAAAGTCTCCATGGTAAAGCCGTCATCTGTTTTTATTTCATAACCATTATCCCCAACAGAACCATAAAGAGTCCCATGCCAAAAAGCAACATAAGTTTTTTCTTTTTCTGGGTTTTCTAATTTTATAATTTTATTATCTACACAAGAAAAAATCCCATAAACTAAATCTTTTCCAACATCGAAAAACCCAGAATCTGGATAGTAATATATTGAATTTTCCCAAAAATCTATATCTCCTTTGTTTTCCTCATTAACAGTGACAACTCTGTCCTCAGCACCCATCATTTTTGCTGTTTCTACAATTGGAGACATAACATCTCCTTGGTCTAGGTTCTGTAAATTAAGATCGTGATTCCCTAAGATAACATCAGTAGGGGCTATTTTTGAAAGTTCGGTTAGAAAACTAACCAAAAGAATAAACGATTGAGGGGATAATTTTATTTTGTGGTGCATTAAATCACCTCCGACATAAATCCTGTCTGGTTTTTGCTTCCTTAAGTCTTCATAAAATCTTTCAAAAACATCTTTGAATTCATCATGTCTTGCTCCAAATCTTATTTGAATATCAGCAGTGTGACATATTTTCATATCTTTTCTAAATTACAGGTTTCCCTACAAAAATAACTAAAATATATGAAATATAATTAAAAATTAACCCATTTGTTGCTCAAGTAATACAATCATACACAGTCCGACAGCATAACTGTCAGCCATGTCAAAGTTTTCGTCCACTAGTTTTCTAGATCTTGGCCCATATTTCCAATTGATATGCGGCTCTAGTTGAGAGACTCTTTCCCAAACTAGCATTTTACCGCTTTTGTCTTGACCTCTCTTGATGAGACCCGGGAAGGCGGTTGCTCTTATCGTCAATACATTTAAATGAACAGGCTCTATTCTGAATTTAGAATAAACTGCACTGGATATCATTCCGTTGAAGAAATTAAGCTTAGCAATCGTTTGAGGGTTTGATTTTCTTCCTTCAAACTTCTGTAAAGGCTCTTCTATTGCAATATGCTCAACACCTTCCAAGTGAGATATAGCTTTCATAAAAGCGTCTAGTCTTTCCCAGTAATTCTTTTTGGTGTTGAATTTTACGTAACTCATTTCCATCATCGTTCCCTCAGAATCGAAAGTTGAATAACCGATGCATGTTGTTGATATATCTAGCGCTAATAACATTGTTTCTTATTTTTAAAGAATATAGTTATTGTTGCGAAAAAACTCAAACGATTTTGTTTGAATTATTTACACGTCCAACTTAAGAGTAAAAGTTAACAGTCCTGTATACCCTTTTGCTTTAGGTCTGTCTAGCTTTGTGATGGCAATCATCTCGTCATTTTTATTGTACAAACCAATTTCAGTCACATATGTAGTTTCAAAGTCATTTGCTCCTTCTTGAAGTGTATTTAAGTTTTCTCCATAATTCCAAGTAGGATTATTTGTAAAGAAAAATTCGTTCGGAAGTGCAATGCAAATAACTGAAGTTTGATATGCAATATCTATGCTATAAAACTCCACTCTAGATAGGGTTTCGTCATCGAACCACACGCTTTCAGCTTCTTCATCCTCGTTAACGGTGACGTTATCACTAGCGTCAATACCTAGTTCCCAAGGTATTTTTTCAATTATGTCAGGATGTGTGATTACCATTAATCCTTTATCTAACGCAACAAACCCTACAGGAACATCATAATTAAAACCCTGATTAGTTGTCGTTGGGTAATTCTCAACAATATCTACAGCTAAATTAACATCTGCCCATGCTCTTTGGTCTGTATTAATGTCAGTAGGACTCAAATCTTGATAAGATACGGCTGATGGTCTGTTTAGGTAGTTTGTAGTGTCCCAAGTTGAGACTGAAGATTTATCGACAACACCACCATCTGTAAGTCCAGTGTATGGTAGGTTGGTTCTGTCACAGAATAAGAAAGCAATATTGTTCCCTAACAAAGGGTTTGATTGTTTTTTTGCAAATGTGCCATATGTACTTGAAACAACTGTAGCTGAAGAGAAGGTTACTCCATCTGTATCTTGAGGTATGTCCCAAGTAATCGATCTTCCGTCTATAATTTCATCATAGTATCCGCTATCTATAGAAACGATTACTAATTCATCAACATTTAGTTGTTGAAGCTCTGGGAAAGCCTGTGACAAAGTAGACCCTGAAAGCAAAGAGTCTGCTTTGTATGGTAAATTAACAGACTTAAAATAGTGCGCTAGGTTTGTTGATGAAAGTTCATTTCTGTTTACTAAACTATAAACCAAATATCTTTCTTTAACTTCTTTGAATGTTCTTATTTCATTTCTTGTAGAAACAACACTTGAAACTTGTTTTAAAAAATCGTTTGCCATTTTTTTTTTTTTATTTTTTTATTTTACAGTACTACTTAGAGTTTGTTCTTGATATTGCAATAGAACTTTCTCCTCCGCCTGCTATTTCAAGATTTACCCCTGTTCCTACAGGGTCTATTCCTGTGTTTGTTTCTGTCTCCACATCTACAACGCCTACATATGCAAACGCCATTTTAAACATTCTAGAATTCTCTACTTGATTAGTTTCTCTTCCATATGTAGAAAAAGTTAAATTTCTTACTCTAGATGTACCTTCTGTGTTTGGTGTTCGCCCATTATCAATCCAAAGTTTTATTGAATTTATATACGCCTCAGGAAGCACTGTTGCATAGTCTTGGTATCCATCTACGTAGTTTAGGTTTTTCCTACAGAAAGTTACATAAACAGTACTATCGTTGCTACCTATATAATCGGTAGGCATGTGAATTTTTAAAAAATGACCCCCTTGACCTAAAGTTTCAGTTAAAGGAATTACTGTTTTTTTTCCTCCAGACAAAACTGTAGTTCTTAAGTTTTGAGCCAGTGGGCCAATCACTCTGTGGGATTCAGATAAGCTTGATCCATCAAAAGAAGTTTTCACTTTTATGTTTCTGTTTAGAACAAGCGCAGGTTGTTGGTTTGGTATTAATGCCATTTTTTTGTTTATTTTTTAAATTTTTTATCTACCTCCGTTTGAAGATTGCTGAGTTCCTTGTGAGCCTGAGTTTCCTCCGCTTGGAGAAGATGCAAAACCTGAATTAACCTCTTGGAATCCTGAGTTTGGGTTTCCACTCCCTGCGCTCCCTCCGCCAGTGTTTCCTCCCCCAGTATCCGTTCCTGTAGGTAAAATGCCTCCTCCAAAGTTTACATTGATAGTTAGCGTGTCATCTGCAACATAATCACCTTGAACATTGTATGTCACAGCGCTAGTTGCTAAACTGTCAAAGTTTGAAAACATTAACATGCTAGTTTGAATGTAATCTACAGCAGACTTTAAACACCCTTCGCTTTCTCCTGAAATATCAGGGATTTGACCAACATTTAATAAAGGTGAGACTCTGTAATTTTGGTCTGGATCTCCTAGTGCAAATGATTTAATTGCAAACAAGTCATCTCCGTCTATATCAAACCTAATGTTCTGTTGATTAAATAAATATTGCCTCCCTACTCCAGTAAGGTAGGCTGTACCGCTTATTGTCTTGTCGGCAGTTGTGGTTTCTACAAAGCTCATTTTTTTCTTTTGTTTATTTTCTTAAATAATATCAAATTAAAAATCTAGCTCTAATTGATACGTTAAATATCTAGCATTAGATTTTGGTAGGGGGTAACTAGGTTTCCCAATAGCTACTAGTTGATCGTTTTCGTTTAAAATTCCTATTTCAGTTATATAAGTTGTTTCATCTAATGCTCCATCAAATGTTTCGTTGTTTGATGAATTTAATTCATTGTCTTCAGCAATTAAAGTAATAACTGTTTTAAATACAGTTGCTCGAATAGCACACTCTACATTGCCTAAAAAGAAAGTCTCATCTCCATAGTTTAAATCTTCCATCCCTCCTGTGAAATATTCTCCTAAATTGTAAGTTGAACCAGAGTCGTAATCCTCTTTAGATATTATAAACTGATGAGCTTGCAGATATGTAGGGTCAATTGTGTTGTCACTAGTTTCTCCTGTGTATAAACCATTCCCTGTTCCTCCTGAACTGACTAAAACCCAACCTTCTGTTGGTATTGAGTTCATATTGTCAATAGAAGTTGTTTCAACTTCCTTCACAAGAATTTGAACTTTATTAGAAGACCAACCTGTTCCTGAATATGAAACAAACCCAGCTTCATTCCTCATATAAGGAAATGACCCAGCAGGGAAACTTACATTTAAAAACTTAGAAAAACCAACTCCGTCTGTTTGGCCTTGAATCCTTGATATATAATTGCAGTGCATTGTATCTTCGTAACCTAAGCTTTCTGTTTCACTAAAATCTTTGTTATTAGATATATAAGAAACAAAGTAAGTGTAATCTGACTTACAAAAACCTGATGCAGTTGACGTGGTTAATGGAGCTAAAGGTGAATCTACAAGTCTAACATTAGGTTTTGGAAGAGTCCAATTTCTGTTTGACTTGTAGCTTAAAGCAGCTAGAAGCTCAGGGTCTGTGATTACAAATATTTTTAATTTATGATAAACTCTACCAACTGGTGTTGATGTGTTTGAGCTTCCGTCATATAAAATTCTAAATGAAGTCCCTGCTGATGAGTCAAAATAATCAGCACTTGCAACATCAGACAATCTAAGCCCAGCCAACAATCCAGTTCCGGGTTCGCTTTCGTTTTGATGCCATAAAACATGAGGTATATCTAACTTTACAGATCCAGCGACTAATTGTTCAGCGTAAGTGTTTCCTGAACTTAAGTTTGTGTAGTGAATTATTCCAATTGATCTGTAATTATCCTCAAACCCTAAATATTTTTTTGTTCCATTATATTCTAAAGAACCATAAGAAGTGTACCCTAATATTGTGTTAGTAGTTCCAATCTCTGATGAAGTTCTAACTATGTTCATGTTCCAAACCTTAGTAGTTTCAGTTACAGCTGACCCCCAATAAGACTCTACTTCAGAATTCGGATAAACCCAATAAGGAATCTCTTCTGACCCTGAGCCTAGGGATGGCAACTCTCTATCAACAGTCATGGTTGTTCCATCAACTTCTGTTACTTTATACCAAAGAGACACAAAGGGAGAGTTAGAAAGGTTTGGAGCTACATCGTAAGTTCCCATTCCAGAAAACCACCTAATATGGAGTAAGTCTCCTACATTTGCTGTAGTTTCTATGGAATCTGCATCTAGCTCTTTCGTTGCTCCTGATACGTTGTCGTAGGTAGTAAAGCCTGAAAACAAATAACTAGCATCATCTAATTTATAACTAGCATCATTGATAGTTGTTGTTCCAGTACCCTGTGAGAGCCAAGCCCCCAGATTTTGTGTTTGTGCCGTTGCTACACTTCTGCTTGAGAATACCTGAGCATCTCCTAGTTGATAGAAAGATGAGCCATCAAAATTTGTTGATGGCAAAATAGGGTGGTCATCTTTTGGAGACAAAACTCTATTCTCAGGAATGCAATAAGATGTACTTTCTCTTGCGATTCCATAATTTATTTCTCTATCTGAAAATACGGCTTTATTAAAGGTAAGACTCCCTAAGGATAAAAGTCTCCTTCCAGTATCCGTTAATTTGACATTTATAAATGTCTGCGGCTCTTGCGGCAAATAACTCATTTCTTATCTTCTTTTATTTATTCTAAATAGAACTCAAAAAAAATAATACCTTTAATTTCAAAAGTAAAGAGTTTACTTTTATTTTGGGAATTATTTATAACAAAGACATATTCTAATGCCATTTGATTTACCAAACACAGCGAGTACATTATCACCATTCTTTTCACCGGGAGAGGATTTAAGGTATTTTGCAACCACGCCTAACTCAATTTCAACTATTGGAGACTACCGTGTGGATAGTAATTTAGACCAAGACTCTATTAATAGAACCTTAAGAAATCTTAGTTTCGATCAATATGAGTCTTTAAACTCGATGAAAGCAACGGGTTCTAGTTTTTCTGACAAAATTAGTGTTTTTGTTCAGCAGCAAGAACTTAATTTAGATTTCAAGAAACCTCATAATCTTACTTATTTTTCAAGCTTTAAGACAGAATCAGTAAAAGGTATAGCTGAAATAATATCTACGTTTCCTTATGCTATATATGTTACATCAGGAGTCTCTAGTGTTGAGACTTTGTATGATTATTCTAGAGTTCAGGATATAAATACCAATAAAATTGAATCAACTTTTAAAATACCTACGGACTCCCTAGTTAATCAAGGAAATGTTCTTCTAAATTCTGGATATTCTTATAACAACAATAGTTTGTTTAATAATTCTAGCGATTATGTGATTCACTTTAAAGATGAGCTTTCAACTGGGTCTACGAATCCAAAGTTTCAGATTTTAAAATATGTATTTTCAGTAGACTGTTTAGAGGTTACTGTTAAAGGTGATTTATTAACAGGTCAATCTGTTGTTGATTCTTATAGTGATTTTTATATAGCACCTTCTCCTAAAGTTATTTATAAATTTAAAAAAGAACTCACTCCACTTAAAAATCAATTAATTTTTAGTGGAAAATATAAAATAGCAAACCCTATATTGGATGACGGGTCTACTATAGAAGTGACCTACGAATGGCCTAAATCTGTGGATGGATACAACCCTGATACCTACGGCACTGATTTTGAGACTTGGAAGTTTGATTTTTTAGATTTCTCTGAAACCCTAGATTGCGACAAAACTAATATCATGGCTCAGACTATGATACCAGATGCATATTTTGATTTCGATAGTGATAGTAATATATACGCAAATATAACTCAATCTCACGCACAAGAGTTTGATGTTATCAAACAATACATTGACGGTCTTGTTTATGCTCACACAGCAACCTATGATGGGACAGAATCAGTGCCTGATAAATTTATTTTTAAGCTTTCTAAGCTACTAGGGTTTGATTTATCTCCTCAGTTCAATGAAGTGGATTTGTTAAGATACCTATCTGGAGATGAAGATGGAGAGGGGAATTCGGCTGCATCTTTTAACCTACAGCTTTGGAGAAAAATATTAACAAATATCATTTGGTTATTAAAAAGAAAAGGAACAAGAGAACCTCTTCTTTGGGTTTTCCAACTTATTGGAGCGCCAGAGTGCATGGTAAGGCTTGATGAGATTGTGTATGACATAACAACGGCTGCTTCTTCTGGTGACACAGGCACTCTCCTAGAAGGTGAGTTGTCTTTTAAGTCAAAAATAAATGGATTCCCTGACTATCAAGTAAATCCGTTTATTTTTCAAGAGGGAGGTTTAGGTAGAGGTAATGGAATGAATTATATTGATTACTGGAGACCTCAATATGACCCAGTATTAAGGTTCGATAATGTTAAAACTCAGTCTGGAGATACTGTTTATTTTGGTACTGAAAATATCATTAACTCTAAACAACTATACTGCGCTCTTGATCCTGCCCAAGCAATTGAGTGTAACGTGCATGAGTGGTATCAATTATCAGGAACTGTTTGGAATTACTCTTATGACGATATCAGTTTAGCTGATTGGGATTATCCGTTCCAATGGGTTCCAGAAGATCAATACGCAGCTAAGCCTACTGGTGCTACTGAGCATATATCAGGAATGACTCATCAAGAGTATATGACTTTTTTGTTTACTAACAACGTAGACCCTAGAACTAGGAAAACAAACGACCAAAGCCATACTACTTTTTATTATCCAGCTTTAAAAAATATTTACCTGAATTACTCATTCTTGAAACACCCTATTTCAAGTAGAATCACAATGAGTAAACTTGAGAACTTCATCAAACTAATCGAAAGAAAGTTCTTCAATTATGGAAAACAATTATTACCAGCCACTTCTATACTTTTAGCTCAAGGTGTGATTTACAGAAACACTGAGTTCCATAGAGAAAGATTTATTTATAAAGACGGAATTAACAAAGGATCTGAGTTTAAGGTGGATATTTCTCAACCAGAATCTGTGGTGTTTTTAACAGAAGTGTTAGGCGAAGTAAATGAAGAAATAGATGGCTCAGTTGACATAATTGAAGTTTCAAACGAAATAAGCCAAGAAATAGAAGGGTTGGTCAATTTAATTGATGTTTCAAACGAAATTACAATCGAAATATCTACCTCTATTAATACCTACAACATTGTTGTTGAAATAAGCGATGACTCTGAGGATACAACAGATGTTTCTGAGGTTGATTTTCCTCTTTTTTTAGATGACATTTCTAATATCATTGTTGAAGATGACATTTCTAATATCACTGTTGAAGATTAATTTTCGTATATTTGTCTTATGTATAGAAAATTAAAAAGAACTTGGTCTCACAACAACCTCAACTACATCCCTAACTTTTTTAAAGTTTTCCCTGAGTTATCAAAACTCGATGACGAGGAGTTAGTTGACAGGTTCGGTGAGCTTGGCGTAGACTTCTTTTCTGAAGAAAAAACACCCGTAAGATTATGGGTTAGATTGACGCTCCCTTTCGCTTTATTGACATTTATAATAATGTTTATAGGTATCCCTTTTGTTTTTATTTTTACTGGAAAATGGGGATATAATATTGGAAATAAAAACTATGTACTTAACTGGTTTAAGTCTTTAGGTCTACAATAATTTAAGCTCCTAGAATATTATTAAAAGTTTGAGTTAAATCAGGGTTTACAATTCTTTCTTTGTAATCTAATTCACTTGATGTAAATTGAGATTTCCTTTTAATTAAATTAAATTCTCTGAACAAAAATCCATTCTCATCAAATACTCTGTACTTTCCGTTTCCATTATCTCTAATTGAATTTCCATATAAGGCGTATGAGAGCGTTTTTATTGTTTGATCAACCATTTCTACTATAATTACGTTTGGATCGAAAGAAGTGGCTGTAATGAGTATCTTCTGACCTGCATTACCTAAGTTTACTTGTTGAGAATTTGAAATCAAACTTCTTTCGTCTGGAGTTAAAGTTAAAAACAAGTTTGTCCCATTTGGGTCAAGCACATAAGTGTTTGAGCTAGAGTTTGAATTATTATTGTTTGTAGACACTGAAACAACTTCTGATGAGGTCACTATTCTGTGGAAGTTTTTTGTCTTAACTCCATTTGCATCAAAGTATTCAATCATATATCCGATTAAAGATCCGGGAGATTGAAACTGAAGTTTAGGGATTATTATCCCTTTCTTTGAAATCTGAATCTCTGTATCTGTGTTGGTGACTACAACAGAACAATCGTGAATTGTTGTCTCAAAAGATTTAGGTTTTAGTAAGACTGTATAGAATCCAAGTTTATTAAAGATAGATGCAGGAAGTCTTAATTCGTAAACCCCATCTGCTCCAATGAGTTTTTTAAATTCATTGTCAGATATAGCTCCAAACATAGGTGTCATTTGAGGGTTCGTTGGAGTTTCTCTTGAAGAAGAATATGAATAGAGTATATCCACATCATTACTATTAACATTTGAAAGAACTTTTGTTCCATATAATCCTACACTCATTTCTTTGTTTTTTTTTATAAATATTAATTTAAAAAATTATCAATCTGTAAATAATTCATAAGGAACGCTTTCCCAAGACCCTGTTTCCCCGTCAAAACCATTTGTTGTTGGACAAATAGTATTTAATAAAGTAGATAATTTAAAGTTAAATTCATTATAATTTGTATCGTTGTTATAATCATCCAATAAAGCAATCCCGTTTATTGTTATTTTATGCTTGTGATTATCTCCTTCAAACCCTTCGGTACAAAGCCCTCCTTCCTCATATGTGACCGACATATTATCGTATGTAGTCTGAAGGTTATATATATTGTTAAAAGGATCTTCAGTTCCTGTTAAAGAAAACTCGCCCAAACCAACTGTTTGCTGTGGCGGTGACCCTTTCATAATAAAATTATGGAATCCTCTCTGTATTCCGTCTACAGGTATAGTTGGGTGAGTGTATTTTATCCTCATTCCGTAGTCTGCTTTCAAATATACTGGCTTGTAGTAAGAAGCTCCTTCTATCTGAACAACTGTGCTTCCTAATTCTGAGTTTGTTGGTAAAAAGAATTGGTAATTATTATCTGAAATCTGAATACTAAAATCTTCTCCACCTAACACTTCTTGTTCATTAAATATTATGCTTTCGCCATTGTTTGTTATTATTAAATCTATTCTAGATGTTAAGTTATCTTCTGTGTCAAATCCAAAATTAAAATTAGGGAAACTATTAAAGCTTTGATCAAAACCTTGCGTTGCTTCATTATATTGATTTCCCATTTTAACCAACCATGAATTTGAATTTTCGTTTGTTGCTTCAGATGTTAAAACTCTAAGTTGAGTTCCACTCAACTCGCTTGCCATTTTTCCTTTTTGTCTATATATATTGCCAATATTAAACGCTACATTTTTTCTGATAATTGTTGAATCTTGAATATTAATTAAACCTTTAATTATAGCGTTTCTTCCTAGGTTGACTCCAATAGGGTTTATTAACCTAACGCCAATCGACTCCACAGATTCAGGGATATTGTCTTTCAAAGTGCTTATTTCTACTATTTTATTTAACTCTCCAACTCCCCATGTTATTGTTTGAGGGCTTAATAGCCTAAAGTCTGTTTCATTTATGGGCGCACTTTGGTTTCTTGATATGTAAAAAAAATATACTTCTACACTCTCCCCTCCAATGCTAGCTTGGTCTAGAGATACTTGAAGGTTTACGGTTTCTCCTTCCTCTGCGTTTAGGTTAAATTCTAACAATCCATCAACGTCTTGCATAGAAGATACAGCTACATTTGAAAAGCTCACGTTGCGCAACACTGTGTTGTCAATTAAATTCATTGTGTGAGTATATTTTTTTTCCAAATAAACATTGAAAAAAGAAGATATCTTCAATGTTAACATCTCAGTCTCCTCTATGTTTATGTCATTGTTTATAGTGATTCTAATATTTTTCACTTGTTCTCCTTCTTCCCACTTAACAACTAGATTGTCTAATATTGTGATGTCAGAACTATCTGCGCTTAAATACTCTACTTCTATTTCAATCTCTTCAATACCTCTTAATGATGGTTGGGATAAAGAGATAGGTATCCCATAACTCAACCCTTCGGTGTACATTCCTGTTTGTTCTGTAAAAGAAACACCTAAAGCGTTGCTGCTGAATATAACATTTTCATTTGTTTCCAAATTTGTATCTACAAAGCACTGGAGAACACTAGAAACAATATTTGATTCTCCGGGATTGCTTGGTGATACGGATTCTAGTTGTTCAAAAAAATCTGAATTCTGATCAATAATTCCACTTAGATAAGATTCTGCAAGTTCAGGATCAATTTGAACATCAATAACATCTCCACATACTTTGTATGTTTCAATGGATGTTTTGTCGTAATTTTTATAAATTTTTATAGGTAGATAATAACTGTCTTCTGAAGTAAATTCATAAAGAGTATTTCTAGTGGAATTTATTCTACTTCCTCCAATTATACTAGCTGGTGCGCCATCAGGCCTAACAACTTCATTCCCATCCCAATTAAAATTATTGTCACTAACAATTATGTTTATTGTGTTTACTAACTGATTGTCTATAAATACTGTTGGGGAAGGAGTTCCGTTAGAAATTGTTGTTTGAAAAAATTGATTAAAAATAATTGATAATTTTCTATCATCATAAAAAATTTCTTTTCTTTCTATATCTGAAGAATTTTGATTTAAATATTCAACAAAACCATCAATAATAATTTGGTTTTGAGAATCATTTAGATAACCTCTTATATTAAACTCACTAGTCACTCCTCCACCTAAACTTTGAGTGTACACAAAATAATCGTCATTCAATTCTAGTTCACTAACGGTTAATGGTGATCCAGTAAAACTTGTGTTTAAAAGTAATTCGAATTTTTGCATTATTTGTTAATTGTAATATTTAAAGCTTTTGCTTTGGAAGTTACGTTAGATAAGTTGGTTTGAATTACATCTAAATCATCTATAGTTACCTTATTTCCTTTTTTTAAAGTCCAAGGAAGGGTGCTTTTTCCTTTTAAATTAAACCATAACCTAACTTCTTGATTGCTCATTATTCTTAATTCAGGTCTTATTAATCTAATGTAATTTATCAAAGTAGCACTTAAATCACTTCCTTTATTAATGTGAATTTTATCAACATTGTCAAAGAAACCAAATTCAACATAAAAAGGATTTATTTCTTGCCTTTCTATTTTTTTTATTTTATCATCTACATCAGTGTCTACATAATCGATTATTTTTTCAGTTCTGTTCATAGAAAACTGAACAAAAAAATCATTCTCAGGAATTTCTGACACAGACCTGTTGCTGTGTATTATTCCATATCCTTTTTCAAACTCATCAGTTGGTTGAGTGTTAATAAAAATCTTATATCTTTCTGTGTCTTTTTCCATGTTATAATAAGTATCAAATTATTATATTTGATACGAGAATCCTCCTAAACCATTTCTTCCAATATTTTCATCCCCAATTAATAAGTTAGGAACTCTTACTTTTGTGTTTAAATAAGACCTTAACACCTCTAAGTGAGAATCAGGTAAATATAAACCAATACTGTTTAATTCATCTTCTTCTTTAAAAAGGTTGGAGTCATTATTGGTAGAAGCATATCCTACATTATTATGTTGAGAAAAACCAAAAACTCCTGACCCTTGTATTGCTGTTAAAGATGAATTAAAGTTCAAAGTACCCGGAGTAGATTCAAATTGAGAAATATTATCTATGGAAAATTCTTGAGCAAAAAACTTAGATTTTAATCTTAATTTGTTTGATTCAACTAAAACTCCATCTACTAATCCGCCAAAATCTCCATTATTGTCCCCTCCGTCTAATACTTCTCCCATACTTGGGTTTCCTAAAACAGACTCATTATCAGGGGTTGCAACTATAACTCCATCTCCATTTTCCCACCAATAATTTGCATTTTTATTTGAGTAAGGAGAAGATGTCCCTCCAATTTTGTAAAAAGTTTCTCCGTTCAGTAAAAAATCAAACCCTCTCGCCCCCGATACTGCGGAAGGTGATGTAAGAGAAATGTTTATGTCCATTACTTTCTTAGTGGGTGATGACACCACTTCCTCACTAGTACTTGGAATTACTTCTACTGGAGAAGAAGCCCAGTGTGGACTTTCAATTAATGACCCGTATTGATTAAATCTCCCATAAGTTGTAAGATTCCGTTTTGATCCAGATAAAGTGTTTTGAGACAGTAAAGCAATATGGTTGGTGTACACTTTATCGTGAAGAGGCATGGGTGTGCCTCCGTAACCTCTCTCTTCTCCGCCTTCAACAAGTGTTGTTAAAATATCTTGAGAACTTGGGAGTAAACTTACATTAGTAAGATAATTTCCAACATGATAAATTGACTTATTTAAATAAAAACATTCTTCATTTTCAGCGTCATATGGAGCTAAAATATTCCCTAACACGTTCACTAAATACTTATTTTCCCCATCCTCTGAAGCACTAAGAAACTGAGGTTTCATAATCATGCTTCTGTATCCGTTTTTGTAAAAAGTTATTCTGTAGTGACTTTTTTGGTCAACAGTGTTTGTGTGAAGTTCAAATGATTTATTTTTTTGTAAAGAAGGAACGTATTCTTGCAATGTTTCAAACGCCCATCCATCTATAGAAGTTTCTAAACTTAGAAAACCACCTCCGTCTTTTGAAGAGAAAATCACGCTTTTTTCTTCGTTGTTAAATGAAAAAGAAAAATCTTTACCATATCCTTGTTGCTTAAAATAATCATTCTGACCACCATCTAAATTTATTTTAAGTTTCTCATAAGAATTATTCTGATTCTGTATTGGTATTTTAACCCCATTAATTACAAAGTGGTCGTAATTATTGTCTCCAAGACTAAGTCCTGAAGGTCTTGTGTAAGTTGCTTTTATTTTATGAGGAATTGAATTTTCATATTCCATATTGAATCTAAACACCTTTTCCTCTCCAGATAAGAAAACTTTTCTATATGTACTTCCAAGAGTGGGGTTTATAGGAAGAATTGAATTTAATCCCTCGTTCTTTATTTTGACAAAGATATTATCACAAGGATAAAATTCAGCATTTACACCTTGCCATAAAGCTCCGTTCCTTAAAATTGATGGGCTTGAAAATTGACGTGTAAAGCTATTAGATACAGATGCAGATCTGCCTTCAAATAAAAGTCTGTTTTTATAAACACCTCCTACATTAAATATGGTTTTAAGTCTTTCTGTTCGGTCTAAAACATAAATTTGAGAAACAGTAATTAATCCGTCTATTAATCTGTATTTTTCTGTGAAAGAAAAGGTAAAATCTTCTTTCATTTCAATATCTAAATCATCATTTGCAATAATTCTTAAGTTTTTTGAAACTTCTCCCTCTTCCCAACTCATTGGGTAAGGGAATTCTATTTCTACACCATTTAGTAAAACACTTATGTCTGGAGGAAATCCTATATTATAATTTACAGCTCCACCGTCTTCAATTTGAGCGTCAGGATTAAAAGGTGTATCTAGGGTTACTTTTTTGTAGTATATACCTGTGGCTTCGTTGTAAAAATAATACACCCCCACATCAGATATAACATGTTCACCCTCATAATCTCCGCTCGTAATGGTCAGAATTGAATTAGCTCTTAATAAACCTAGTGCTGCATTGGGGGCGTAGGTATAGAAATATACACTTCCATTTGAGTTTCTAAACAAAGGGTTTTGGTTAGGGGTGTCTCTCTCTAAAACTTGACGAGAAACTTCGCCATAATAGTAAGGATAATTGCTTGAGGGGGATGATATATTAAATAAGCAAGTCTCATTCCCAAAAGGGGAGGGTTCGTTTAAGTATATCTCCATACTAAGAGAGTCTCCCTCTAAAATTTCTCCTCCATTAGATGAAAAAGATATTTCTCTTTGCTTTTCTTCCTTTACATCTAAATCTAACCTAATCCAATGTTTGTTAAAAAAGAACGAAAAATCATTTTCTATAGAAACTGAATTTTCTCCAAATGTGTCGAAATCAAAAATACTTGAACCGTAATTTATAAATTGGTTTTCAGTATTGTAAAAAACTAACCTTTGTTCCCAATCTTGGTCTCTGTAATTGAAGTTATCGGATGATAGTCGTATAAAGGCAACATCAAAAGGGAAGTTGTTTAATTCAATTAAATATTTTCCATTTTTTCTTCTGAAAATATTTTCTGTATTAAATGAATAACTTGAAGTTTGAATGGTTGTGTATAAATCTGAATAGTTTTCATCCGAATAAACTTCTATATTTAAATCATTACAATCTATTATTGTAGAAGATATTTTTCCATAAATTCTGAAACTCCTAGACCTATTCCTTTCTAAATTGAATTGTTTTTCTAAGTCAAAATCATTGTCATATTTTTCTTTTTGAATTTCATGAACACTTCTTCCCAAATCAATCAACACAAACTGGTCTAGGTTATCGTCATTTATTAAAATTTTTCTTTTTTCTGCCATTATCTAATTACTTTCTCTATTGCTAAATCAGCAGCAGAACTTTGTTTGAGTAGCTCTGCAAAACTGCTTAAACCATCCTCGGAGTCACCCCAAGAATGCTCGTCTGAAATCTCTCCTTTCCCTACTATTATTCCGTTTCTTTTTACTTGATATTGAAAATCATAGTAATCTTCGTCAACATTTATATCTTTTATTTCTACTTCAAAAATTGTTTTCATAATTGAATTGTTTTAAGGAATTACTTTAAAAGGAATCAGCCCACTTGGCCCTCCACTTACGTTACAAGTGTAATCTTCTAGTTTGCTAGAAGTAAAATGAGATTTAAACCACACCCCATTTTCTTGCTCAGGGTTAACTAAAGCCATTCCGTTTATTTCTATTGTATGGGTGTAATCATCTCTTGTTTTAAAGTCATCTGTACATTCATTATCATCTCCGCTGTAATTTGTGGCGCAATTTATCAACTCTGTTCTTAAGTAAAAATTAGGAATGTCATTTTCATCTCCTCCTGCTAAGTTTACATCCCTTATTTCACGAGAAAAATTTTCAGCTCCTTCTGCGTTTAAGTTAGCTAACCCTGCGTTTATGTTGTTCCCTCCATTATATAATGTAATGTTTTGCCATTCAAAATCATATCTAGCTTTTGTATATTTAAATTCTTCAAAATCAAAAATCGAATTCGTAGGAAGCTCTAGTTCTAACCAGTCAAACTTGCCAAATGTGCTAAGTGAAATGTCGTAGGATTGATTAGGATCTAATGTTGCTATTCCCATGAAATCAACACTAACTACTCCTTTGTTTGTTATTTTTAGTGTCAAATTTATCATGGTTTTGTAGTTCCCTTCAGTAATGTCATCCCCTGACCAAAACTTCTGACCTCCATCATTTCCAGAATTTTTTATTTCTGGTCTTAACTCTTTTGAGCTTTTTCCTCTTTGAGAGAAAAGTCTTTGAAAATTTAACTTCACGAACTGAAGTTTAGGGACAGGGTCAGGGTTGACTAGATTGTATGGAGAAGGGTCAAGTATTCTATAGATATCTAAAGACCCTTCAGGTATTTTAGAGTCTCCACCCATCTCCAACAAAATTTTAGTTCCATCTTCAAAATTTCCCACACTAACTGAATTCTCATAGGGAGCAACAGAAACAAACCACCCTCCTGAAGCTTGGCTTTCAGTAACTAGTGAATTAGGGTTTTCTGTGTCTGTATCAAGCATAACTTCAGAACCGTTGTATACTGGGTCGCTATAAATTCTTGGCATCCCCTCAGGCCTTAACCAATAGCCGTATCCGCATTCTACTCTTTGGTATTTTTCTCCATTTAAAACAGATGAAACCCCATCATCTACAGGGAAAGATGTGTTCGGTTTATATCCATTTGAATATTTTTCGTTTTCATTTACCCCTTGCTCATATTTGTAAATAAAATTCTGAGTTACTGTTTTAGAAAAGTTGTTTTTATAATAACTATTACTATTTGAGTCACGAGCAACCCCGTACCCTCCTGTCCCTCCTAATGGAGAGTCGTTATTTGAGTCAGAAAAATCAGAGAATTGTCTACCTACTAAATCTCCATCTAAATATCTAGGTCTTTCAATATACTTTCTTCCCTCATCATCTAAAAACTGATAGTTTGGATTAACTTCTGTAGGTTTTCTTGGTATCTTGTACTTCTCTGGGTAAGAAACACTCCAAGGTTTTTCATAAGGAAACTGCCCAATAACTCCCTGAGCCTCAGAATTAGGAGCGTTGTAAGTGGTGTTGTTTTTGTTTAGATTAAAATGATCTCTAGTCACGTAGGTTGATTCATCTGTGAGAACTTTCTCTAAACCTGTGTGCCTAAAGATGGTTTCTTTAGAGATGTAATGTTGAGATATTTGATACCCAGCCAACCACACTCCTTTCTTTCCTGTTGGGTTTCCGTTAGAGTCAGTTCGCTCTCCTTCGGGATCATACATATTAGCGGGAACTTTAAAAGCATGGTATCCTCTTGTTCTAAATTGCGCACTCTTTTTTCTTTGAGCAAATTCATTGTACCAGAAAATTCTTGAATCTTCTTCTCTGTCATACATGCTATGTATTTCAACTATTTCTTTGTTTTTAATTGGATAGCCTTCAAGAGACATGTCTCTAATTTCAAAAGTAAGGGGAGAGTTATATCCTTTTGCTTGAAGTTCTTCTAACGTTTTTCCTTGATAAGAAATAGGAGTTGTGTAAAAAGTAGTCCATTTTCTTAAATCTAAATTTACATTTATATTTATTTCAGTATACCCAGTCTGGAATACTCCCCAGTTTTGAATTACATCTAAGGGTATTTGTCTGTAAAACAGACTTGGAATAGTATCTAGATTTGGTTCTTCATCAACTGGAAACGGAAAATTATTTAGTGCAATTTCATCTTTTGTTAATCCTTGTTTAAATAAATCAACTTCAAACAAAAGAACTTGACCTCCTATTGGTACATTATTTAAAATAAACTCTCCATTATCATTTGTGTAAGTGAAATGTTTATAATGATCAGGGATTGTTTCAAACCTACTTCCACTTCGCAAGTATTCAGTCGTATCTTGATTATAAGATTGTGTGTCGAAATATTCGCCTTGACTCGAACCCTCCTTTAGATTTAATGTAATTCTGTCTCCTTGTGAATCTAAAGACCCAATGGTAGGAAATTCATCCGATGCTATAAAAACTCCAACAGGTACGTTAGCTAAAGGTATTTTTACTTTATTTCCACTTTCGTCTCTAATATTTTGTAGGGCATTTAAAGTTCCCATCAATGTACCTGTCTTTGATTCTTGCTCTGGGAAACTATTCACAAGATTGTTGTAAACGTTTAAAGTATCTAAGAAATCTCTTGTTCTTACTAGGTTTGTTGTTACAAATAAATCATCTACTTCTGAATCATGAAAGAAAACAAATGATTGAGACGCTCCCTCAAATAAGAATTCCATTTCATTAAGAAAATTCTGCCTATAAACATCTCTTTCTTCTTCACTAAAAACAAAATTAAAAGCATCTGAATAACTATGCCCAGTATAATATTGGTCGTACTCATTTGGTTGAACAAGGTTGTTTTGAGAATTTCTTATCCACACTTCGTTTCCATCAAATTGATTGATATACTTAGGTCTTCCTTGCTGGTCAAGTAACACAACAGAGGGAACGCTATCTCTTTCTCCTAGAGATAAATTTGTATCAAAATAAACTACAGTTGTACCTTTTCTTGATTTCTTAAGTAAAATTTCTTCTTGCATTCTACGATTCTTCTTTCTTATAAATAATACATGTTAAATTTCTCAAAGTAAAGAAATTTTAATACCTTCGTTTACTTAGCTAAAATAATGAAGTGTAAATTACACACAAAAGGAATGATTGTGCTTCACGCCTTCTCTCAAGGAGAGTGTGTTGAGTGTGACGCTCATATTGACACAGGACACATCCCTTGCGACAAAGTATGTCAAAAATGCAGTAATGAAAAAAATCTCTGTGAAGTGTGTGGGGACAAAATAACTTAAAATGAAAAAATATAGATTCTTCTACCACTACTACAAGCGATATAATGAACTTTCAGTTCACTTTAGGGGTAAGTGTTATAGAACAAAAAACGTTACCTGTAAAGCAGAGGTAGAGACTAAATGGAACAAAATACAACCCAACCTAGTAATGCAAGGGTTCACCACTGGCATAATAGAAACTGAAGATAGAATTACAATTTTATAAAGAAGCTTAATACTAATTTAAATGGAAGAAGAAAACTTATATATACCTGATGTTTGTTGTAATTATATTGACATTTTGGGCGATATAGCGTTGATAAAACGAGATGAAAACCAAAAATGGGCAGAACATATGGGTGTAGATTAATTACAATTTTATAAAGAAGCTACACGAATTGAGATGTCGTGAGTGGTGTTTTTAATTTCAAACATAACCAAAGGCAATCCCAATATTGAATTATCTAATAATTCAAACTCTGTAATATAACCTCCAGTTCCAGTTATTAATTGTGTATTTAAAGTTGCTTGTGGGTGAAGTGTTTCTGAATAACCACCACCTTGCATGTTGTAGAAAGTCATTTCAACGATATTGATTACTCCCGGAATTTCTCTTAGCATATCTGTGATTTGAGAAACATAAATATGTTCATTCATTTGCCATTTTTCAACATCAAAGAAATCAGAAACCTCCTTAACCGCAGCTTGTTTTATTTCTTTTGAATTAAAATTATCCCCATCTATCAATAAGTCGATATTCAGTTTAATGTTGACTATTTTACCATCATTTATTTCTACAAAATCGTTTATCATTCTGTATCTTGAAATATACTTAATCATATTACTTTTAATCCTACTTGTTGAAGGAGATATTAAAGAACCATCTCCAGATCTTGAGATAATGTGCATTATAACTTTGTTTTCGTCTACCTCAGAAGATATTCTAAAAGGTGCGCCAAATTTTCCGTCAATTTGATACGCACGAGATGTATAATCTTTTAAAGTAACACACCTCTCTTGAGCTGCGTGATTGGCTGCTATGTTTTTGGTTATCTCTTCTATTGAAGGAAGACCTCTTCCTCCTAGCGCAGGGTAAGGGTTGTTCATTCTTGTTGAAGCTACTATTGAGTCGTTTATCCCTTGATCTGTTCCGGGGTTAGTTGAACTAATATTGCTAATTTCTTGTAAAACATTCGCACCTACATTTGAAGTTAAACCTCCTCCTGCTCTATATTTTACATATACAGTGCAGTTTTTAGGCAGTTTTTTACCCAAAGCTTTGTTGTCAAGAACATCTCCTATGTTTATTGCTGTTTGAGGTTTGAATGGATTTTCTATCCCGATTAAAGAATCAAGATACTCTTCATAAGCTGTATAAGATTCTACCCCTCCTCCAAATGTTAACCTACATGAACCGTCTGCTAAAAATTCTTTTTCAAACCTACGTGGAACTTCTTTCCAATATCCTTGGAAGTTACCTTTAGAATCTTGTTCATTTGTTTGTTTTACAAAAATATCATCAGTTGGTAAAAAGTCAACTTCATACCATTTTAATGAATCGTTGTTAAAGTCAGAAAAAGTAGGGTTAGAAGTTAAGTTTAATTGTTCGTAAACAATTATAGAATCAATATGAAGTACATTTTTGTCACTTATATTAAATTTATAAAAAGGCTTGTTCCCATCTGTTATCTCTCTTTTTATAATTTTAGTAACTCCCGCTTTGACTTTTTCTCTCTTTACTATTTGATACCTTAGTAATTGATTATTCTGGTTCAATACTTCATTTATAATTCTATTTGGAAGACCGTCTTCTGAAAAGTCAGAAGAAAAATCTATATCTTCCATAGTTTCAAAAATCTGACCACCTCCAGAAACTCTTATTCCTGACCTGTATATTGGAAGGTAAGACTCATCAGGCCCATCAGAGGTAGCGGGGACATCGATTGTTATATCAACGGCTGTGATTGAGGGGCGCACACCCGGAACTCGGTAGCCTTTTGTCTTTGCCAATCTATAAGCCTCTACTCTTTGTTTAATTCCATCTAAAAAAAGAGAATTAAACTTCTTGTCTGCTAGGTGAGAAAGTAAATCCCCAACATAGGCGTTTAAGTCTAATATCGCCATCCCCGGAGATGCGATGTTAAAATCTTGCCATTCATCTGGGTAGAATGCTTTTAGGTAATTTTCTAAATCCGTTCTAATAGATGAAAAATTTCTGCTTATATAATTTACTTGTACTTGATCTGACATTATTGTCTTTTTTTAAAATTCTGGATTTTGGAATTGAAACGATAAACTAACTTCGTCTTCTAAAGAGTTAAATACAACAATACTGTAAACAAATCTTACTTTTAGAACGTAAGTCTCATCATCAAAATCAAAAAATAATTCTTCTAATTTGATTTCTGGGATGACATCACCTACAACTTTTTTTACTTCTGTCTCTAAAGTTTCTTCTGTAATTTCGTCCCAAGGGTCGAATAGATAGTTAAAAAAAGGAGAGTAAACATATGAGCGCATAGGTCTCTGACCCGGCTTCGTGTTCATCAGAGAAATCAAATTAGATTTAATTGCCTCTCTCGTTGTTTTTGTCGTTTGAAGCCTACCTCCTTGAGATGAGTCTCTAAACGGAAAAGATATTCCTATATTCATTTTACACTTGTATATTCATAAGGTAAATAATGCAGCAAAAAAAATAAACTAATTAAATCTTTTTGCTTGATTATTTATAATAAAAGCTCACATGGGAATCTATAGAATTTACTGCGAAAAAAGCAACACTATTGCTAATGGAAGATATACTAACTATAACTCTAGTCAGAATGCTGTCGCTAATTTATGGTTCGGAGGAGGTATGGGAGCAAACACTGCCTTCAGACAAAATACCTACAGTAGATTTATGATGCAATTTGATTTATCAGTATTGTCTAAAAACTTTTCAGACAAAACAATTATGTCTGGAAATGTAGTTTCTTATAAACTTAAAATGACCAACTCAATCACAGGGGGTCGAGAGTTAGAAAGAGAAGGTAGAATTAACGGTTTAGACGCAGCTATTTCTACGTCATTTGATTTACTTACTTTTCCGATAAACAAACCTTGGGATGAGGGTAGAGGGTATGATGTTTTAGAAAGTGACTTTGCTTTTACTCAATACGGTGTACCTAGAATAACTGGATACTCAAACTGGAACTCTTCAACTACTCTGACTGATTGGGACGAAGGAGGGGTTTTTGATGACCCTTCAGCGTCTACTATAAACAATGCTGTTCAACATTTTTCTTTAGGAAATGAAGACATTAACATGGACGTAACATCGATGCTAACTTCTTGGATGGACAATTCTGTAGACAACAACGGACTAGCAGTGTCTTATATACGCCCATACGAGCTTATAAGCTCAGATACGCAGAGTTTCTCATCTTTCTTCACCCAACACACCAACACAGCATTTAAACCCTTTATTGAGGTCGAGTTTAATCAATTAATAGAGGACGATAGGCTTTATGTTTCTAATAATAGAAAATCTAAACTTTTTTTATATACTTTTAGTGGAGATGCGCCAGCAAATTATGAATCTATAGGCGATGTCAATATAGAAGACAATTCTGGAAATATAATTTACACAGGTCTTACTGTAAATCAAGTAGAAAGAGGTGTTTATTATGTTGAGGTTTTAATGACAGCTTCTACAAGAGGTCAAAAATATAAAGATGTTTGGAACGATGTTGTTTTTGTATCAGGTCATGACACCACAAACTTCTCTCAATCATTTTCAATTAAAGACAATTATTATAATAGAACTCCTTCTGTTAATAACTATGCTGTAGATATTTATGGAATTGAAAATGGTCAAAATATTAATAGTGGAGATAAGGTTAAAATATTCTGCGACTTAAGATCAAACTATCAATCTTTTGTTGCTCCTACAAATCCTTTCAAAATGTTTTATAGGGTTATAATGAATTCACAGTTAGAAGTTGTTCCTTGGAATCAAGTCAATAGAGTTGTAATTGATAACTGTCAGTCACACTATATTGACTTAGACACAACGTGGCTTTTGCATAATCAGAATTATAAAGTAGAATTTAAAATGCAAGAATACGGAACAAACAGAACTCTTCCTGAAACTTTAGAATTTAAGATTTTAAATCCTTTTTAATTTTTCTTAGGATCTAAATCCCCTTGAAGTATTTTTTTAAGAGAATTAACAATATCTCTTTCAACTTGGTTTGGATAATCGCTTTCTTTCTCGTATGTTCCTTCTACTTCATACTCTCTATAAGAGTTGGCGCATTTTATTTCCCACCAAACTTTCACTTCTTCTAAGTTTGAGTTCACTTGTACGTTAACGTTGTATCTTATAGGTGATTTTTTACAACTAATTAACTGAAGATCTTCGAAAAAAGGATGTATTTTACTCTCTATTTCTAGACAGTCAATTAAAGACATAAAAGAAAACCCAACTTTTTTTTCTATGATTAACTTCTTAATGTTATCTTTATTTGAATCCGTTATCTCGTAGCTCTGTTTCATTTGGGTATCCTATTTTTTTTTGACAAACTTTGCAGAATTTACAAACTCTGCTGTTACCAAATTTAATGATTTTTTCTGAATGACTGCACTCATTCTGTAAATTTATTAATTCTTTTTCTAAATATACTATTTGCTTTTTAATATCAGAAGCGTCTTTTTCGGTCTTTTTCACAAAGTTTTACTTAAAGTTATACTTAAAGTTATATGTGAACTACCCACGCACGGCAGAGCCGCTACTGTGAGCTTCATGTGTCATAACTCCAACTAGTGTTGGCAGCTCTACATGATTTTTCCTATCAGTCCCTGATAAGATGTCTTTTAGGGCGAAAGATTTGATGTTGACAGCTGCGTTGACATCTCTGTCGTGCGTCACGCCACAACTCCCACAAGTCCACTCTCGGTCTGCTAGAGTCATTCCCTTATGGATATGTCCACAGTCCGAGCAAGTCTTCGAGGAGGGCGCAAATCGACCTATTCGAAGGATGTTTTTACCTCGCCATTCTGCCTTGTATTCCAGCATCAAAACAAAAGTAGACCAACTAACATCGGCAATTGCCTTGGCTAAGCAGTGGTTTTTCATCATATTTTTCACTGCAAGTGTCTCTAAAGCAATCGTTTGGTTATCGCTGATTAGCTGATTAGAGGTTTTATGCAGGAAATCTTTCCTTTGGTTTACCACCTTTTCATGTAGTATAGCAAGACGATGTCTTCTCTTCTTGCCTTTATGTTTTGAGTACCTATTTTGCGTATACGCAAGCCGTGACTTCATCTGGCTCAGATACTTTGGGTTTGCAAAGACATCTTGGTTTGAAGTCACTACAAAGTCCTTGATCCCTAAATCCACTCCTACTGTCGTGCTGGTGGTGATCGGTGCTTTCTCAGGCGCTTCTGTTTGGGTGTCCACCAAGATCGACACGAAGTACTTGCCAGTAGATGTTATGCTGATGGTTGCGCTTCTGATAATACCTTTTATCTCTCTGTGAAGGACAATTGGAATACCTTTCTTTTTAAACTTGGGTATAATAAGCTCGGACTTCTCTATGTCCAACATGACGTTCTGAGGGACGTGGAATGACTTTGCTCCTCGATGCTTGGATTTAAACTTTGGAAACCCACCCCCTTTCCAGAACTGTTTGAATGCAGCATCCATGTTTTGAATGGATTGCTGTAGTGTTTGTGAGTTAATCTCCTTCAGCCAAGGATAATCCTTCTTCAGTTCTGGTATTTGTCTGTTTAAATCAAAATGAGACAAATTATGCTTTGTACCCAGATAAGCCAAATTTTTTGTCTCTAAAGCAAGATTATATATCCACCTAGCGCTGCCAATATGCTTGGCTATCAGCTCCTTTTGAAGCTCGGTTGGTTTGATTCGGTATTTGTATGCTTTATACATCTACCTATATATAGTTCTTTTTTTTGTTAAACCCAAATGTTTTTAACAAAAAAACTTCCCAAACAAACTTAACTATCTGATTTAAAGAGTGTTGGTTCGGTTAAATACGCAAATTATTTTTCTTTAAAGCTAGTATATATAAAAATTTTTGAAAATCCAAAATGGATTGTCTTGCTATATTAGAACGCAAAGTAAAGCAATTTGTTACAACTTTACCAAACTTTTTTTTATTTTTTTTCTTGATTCTTTATAAACCACTCAGAACCACACCACTTAAGGTGTTCTAAAGAGTAAACTTTTTTGCATCATTAATCAAAGGAAAGCAATGAGTCGCTATAGTGAACCACCTCTCTTTTCAGAAGCTTCTTTGTTTAGATTACGCGGAATGTCGTATTTATCTTCACATTCCGCGTGAATTAAAGTTTTTCTTCTTTTTCTTTAATCCATTTTTCATCATTCTCTGTCATTTCTGATAAACTCAAACAACGGTGATCAATAAGTCTTCGACCAGCATATACGCCTTTGTCTACCCATATTTCAGCTTTAAAAGGGTTAGCAGTGTCTCTAACAAATTTAAACTCGTCTATCTCTCTATTTTCTAGTTGCCGAAGCAATTCTAACACTAGTTCTGATGTCTTCATATTATATAAACGTATTTTATTCAAAAAATGTTACATTAATCCAAAAGATAATGCCACTCTTTGTTTCTTGGGAGAATGTAAACAAAAACATCTAAGTCAGGAGTTTGGTCTTCAATTATTTCTGATATTTCTTCCCAATCCCCGCCAGCCAAACCAGCTCCTATTAAAGGTATCCCCAAAGACATTCCTCCGTACTCTTCGTTTAACAAAGAAAAAACCTGCTCTATAGCATCTATATCTACATCAACTTCATGTCGGGTATATTTATATTGAGTGTATAGGTTTAATATTTTGAAACCATCAAATTGAGCAAAAGTATAGTTTCCTAACTTATTTCTATCTCCGTATGCTGTTTTCAGATCAGCTAGATGAGCATCTTTAAACCTAAGCCTTACTTCTTTTGCAATACCAGCCCCCATGCTTAAAAAGCAATTACATCCATGACCAATTAAATCAAGATTACTTGTTTGATCTAGTAGATTTCCTTTTTTGTAAATGATCTTTGACATCTTATTTTTTTTGCAAAAGTAGACATTTTTAATTACAAAGCCTATTTATGATAAACAAGTATGTTATGAGAAAAAGAGATTTAACAGAAGGGAAAAGCTGGTTTGAAATAGTAGCAAAATCGAATAATTATTTATGGTTGTTCATTGGAGTTCTAGTTTGCGTGATTTGGGGCATAGTAAAGCCTGAAGATCTTGGATACCCAGACGGTGGTTATTGGGTGCTTTTGTCCTTAGGGGTATCTATGCTTTTGGTTTTAGGATATAAAGGATTATACCAAAAATACAACGATTTAAAAAAGGGTAAAATAAGATGAGTTTTTTTGGAGACATATTAAAAGAACCAACCGAAGGGGGTCGTAGGTTTTCTCAGGGAAGGATTTATCTTTTTATTTCATTTTCTGCATTTATCACGCTTAACATATTGTTATCTGTCTGTGCATTTATAGGAGTTAACTTAGAGTCTAAAGAAACTCTTGAGCTAGTAAGTTCAAACCTAAAATGGGCTTTAGGGTCATTCTCTCTATACGTTTTAGGAGGTAAAGGTATCGGTGCATTTAGAGATAGAGACACTGGGATATCAAACAACTACAACCACGAAAGAAAAGGCGGAAACAACCCTTATGGAGGACATGTGGGAAATTCACATTCACATTCAAACACACATTCAGATTTCGGACCAAGTTCTTACGGAGGAGCTTACCCGCCAAGTGACGTAGACGGTGACGATGAGGAACACAGCCAAAACGAGTCAAATAACAACTCTAGCGGAGGCTATGGGGCTGATGAGGAAGAAATTAATTAAACATACTATAGTTTAAATAAAATGAGGGAAGATTTAAAAAAAATAGCAAAAAAAAAGAAAATTGAAATTGAAGAAATTCTAGATAACAAAAATCTTAGAAAAGCATTTTTCAATAACAGGAGTCTTATGTTTGGTTTTATAAAATCAGATTTCACTATATATAAAACAAGCAAATCAATGTCTGATTGCTTGGGTTACAAAAACAACGAATTAGAAGGGAAGAGTATTTTAGATTTTTCAGAACTCTCACAATTAGAAAAAGACCTTCCTATATATAGGTATATGATTGAAAACAATAAAAGCTCTTTTTTTATGCATCCAGCTAAATATATAAATAAAAAAGGAGAGGTTTTTCAAGTGCAGTGTCTAGAGCCTATTTTTATAAAAGAAAAAAACTTATGGCTTCTCAGTTCTTACTTAATAGAGAATGGAGCAAAAGGGATAACAGTGTTAACGGATAGATATCAAAAATTCATAAATGATAGAGATTAAAAAGATAGAAGAAATTAAAGATTTTGACAAATTTGTAGATGACATCTTTGAAAGACAAGACATCAGAAACCAGATGTTTGAAAACAAACAAATGCTTTATGCAGCACTAGATAATTTAGGAAACTTTAAATACTTAAGTGAATCTTGGAATAAATGTTTAGATTTTACCCAAGAAGAATTCCAAATAGTTCCTTTTACTGTTTTTTTACACCCAGATGATTTAGAAGAATCTTTAGATGCTTTTGAGTTTTTTAAAAAATTCAAAAGACCTGCTATTAAAATGTTTGCAAATAGATACCGAAAAAGAGACGGAGAGTACGCCTTAATTCAATGGTTCGAGCCAATATACTCAAAAGAAACGAAGCTTTGGCTGTTTACCGCTTTTGAAATACCAGAAGGTCACAAAGGAATGTGCTTGTACAATGAAGGGTATGTTCCTTTTAAATGGAAAGGGAAGAAACTATAAGTCTTTTACAATCTTGTAATTTGATTCATTAAATAAACATTTTTCTTGAAATCCATAAACCTCTTCAAGACCTAAATAAAACCATTCCCCACGAAGAGGTACGCCATTTGCATCTTCTTTGTTTGAAGACAGACTTCTGTGAATAATGCCTTCTACCTCATAAGCATAAGGAGTAGAAAAAGAATCAATAATTTCTATTTTGTATGGACATCCAACTTGAATGTTAAGAAGCCTTATTTGAATGCCTTTATTATCAGTTACGCCTATTTTATACAAAGAAGTCTCTTTAGAGCCAATTAAGTAAATACAATTCATTTGATAATATAGAAACTAAAAACTATATTTTCAATAAGGAATAACACACTATTTATAAAAAAAGAAAATTATGTCTGAAAATCAACAACCAAACGTTAATAGTCAAGAAGGAAATCAAAACACACAATCTCGTGGATACATTTCAAATGATATAGCTGACTTCTCTTATTTAATCGGATTAGTAATGGATTACTACTATGCAAAAGAACCTTCTGAAGACGGAGAAGCTTGGAAAGGAAACACTAGAGAAGAAATGGTAGACGAAGAGATTGACAAAAGTGTTAAACTAGCTTTCTTAGCCAAACTAAAGAAACATCAGTGATTCCCTAAGCTAACTGTCACATAATCTTTAAAGTCTTCAAAAACAGCCCCTAGAAGGTCTAACAGAGTAATAGGGGACGATATCTTTTTATCTTTATTTGTGAAACCAAACTCGTCATGCACTAAAACTTTATTGCTGATACTAACAATTACATCTTGGTAACCTTCTGTAGCGAAGTCTTTTTTAACGGTTCTTATCTTAGGTATAAAAATTAAATCTCCTTCTGAAGAGATTATCAATTCCTTATAAATAACTATTTCTGAAATAGGCTCTACAACTAATCCTGATGAAACAAGCGTGTTTAGAGCATCATACTCTTCTAAGAAATAATCTTTAACAAACCCTTTTAAATGAAATAACACGTTCATTAGTTCACTAAGAGTTAACTTATCTTCCAAGAATATTTGCTCAGAAACAGAGGCAAGTAAAAAATCCCCTACTTGATTGTAGGGGATTTTTAATTCTTGATTCTCAAAACTAATCTTTCCCTTTTTTTGTATTTGTACCACTTATTTTTATTTTTTTACTTCTCTTATCATAAGAGACTTTTATTTTATCTTCACGAGATACATCTCCATTAATTAATGCATTTGATATTTCATTCTCTACATACTGAGTAATAGCTCTCTTTAGAGGTCTAGCTCCGTATTTTTCATCAAAACCTTTTTCTGCAACAAGAGTTCTAACAGACTTATCAATAACTACATCCATCTTCTGATCTTTTTTGAGTCTTTTAATCATATCTTCGATTTCTATCCCCACAATCTCTAGCGCATTCTCCTTAGATAAAACATTAAAGACTATCTTCTCATCTATTCTGTTAATAAACTCAGGAGCAAACTGCTTCTCTAATTCAGCAAACACTAACTCTTGAACCTTTTCACCCTTAAAAGTTTCATCTTGAGAAGAAAAACCTAATGAATTAGACCCGCCTGAAACAATTTTATTAGTTCCAATGTTTGAGGTCATTATAATTATGCAATTCTTAAAATTCACCTTACTTCCTGTGGCATCAGTTAAGTGGCCATCATCAAGAATTGATAAAAATAAATTGAAAACATCTCTATGAGCTTTTTCTATTTCATCAAAAAGAAGAATTGAATAAGGTTGGTTTTTTACTTTTTCAGTTAACTCTCCTTTTTCTTCATGACCCACAAATCCGGGAGGCGCTCCGATTAGCCTAGTAGTAGAGAACTTCTCCATATACTCAGACATGTCAAATCTAACATAAGCATCATCTCTATCAAACAAATACTTAGATAACTTCTTTGCTAAATGAGTTTTACCTACACCAGTTGGTCCTAAAAACAAAAAGGAAGCTGGCTTGTTAGGGTTTTGAATCCCCAATCTAGAACGCTGCAAAGCAAGAGCAACCTTAGCCACTGCATCTGACTGACCTACAACTTGACTCGATAGGATATCTTTAATTTTAGACATTCTTTCAGTCTCAGAGTCCGTAAGCTTATCTAGAGGTATATTTGTATGAGAAGAAATAACCCTAGCCACATCTGCCATAGTTACAGGTTTTCTTTTTTTGTTAAATTGTTCCTCCCATTTTTCTGTAGACAATTTAAGAGCAACTTCGATTTCTTTTTGACTATCTCTAAAAACAACAGCCTCTTCATATCTTTGGGAATCAGAAGCTTTTTTCTTTTTTGCTGCCATTTCTTGTATCTTCTCTTTCATATCAACGATATGAGCAGGAAGTTCAATTGCAAGTTTTGCCACAGAACCAGCTTCATCCATAATATCAATTCCTTTGTCTGGGAAGTTTCTGTAGTTTATATATCTACCTGAAAGATTTACAATTTCTTGAATCACTTCATCAGAATAAGAAACTCTGTGATGATCCTCATATTTGTATTTTATTTGATTAAGAATCTGATAAGTCTCTTCCTCACTCGGAGCAAGTAAAAGAACTTTTTGAAACCTTCTAGCTAAAGCCGTATCGTTCTCAATTGTTTTCTTGTAGTCATTCAAGGTAGTTGCTCCAATACAAGTTATCTCTCCTCTTGCCAAGATAGGCTTAAGAATATTCGCTGCATCCATTGAACCCGAAGCTGAACCTGCACCCAAGACCATATGTATCTCATCAATAAAAACAATTATATCTGGATTTTTTTTCAATTCCTCTATAATAGCTTTCATTCTCTCTTCAAACTGACCTCTATATTTTGTTCCTGAAACAATATCTGTGATATTCAGTTCTACGATTCTTTTATCATGCAACCAAGGGTCTGTATCTTTCTTTTCAATACGAATAGCTAAAGCTTCAGCAAGAGCTGTGTTGTGAGAAAGAATCCCGTTCGTATAATATCTGTGATTTGTGTCGTCTGATAATTCAAAATCAAACATAGTCTCTTTAAAACCTAAACTACACATCGAAAAAACTTCTTCAACACCATCTATTGTAATAACTTTATCTCCCTCTGACAAATCCTTAACATAAACCTCCTCTAAAGAAGAGTTAAAAACTAAATGGTTATCTGCACACCTAATTTCTTTTCCACTCTTTAAAAGAAGATGATAAACCTCATAAGGAATAGTCTCATGCAGCTTATCTGCCTTCTCAAATCCATTGTCAGTTAATATACTGTAATTTTCTAAATTTATAGTATTAATAAATTTCTTCAACCCTAAATCTTCTACTTCTACTGCTTCCATTTTTGTTTGTTTTTATATCGTTTACGAATATACATTTTTTTTAATTCTGAATGAAATTTAAACACCTTTTTATGACTTCTTGTTTTGAGTTTTTGTAATCATTCTCACAAATATGTAAAACTTCGTAACCAGAACCTATTATATCACTATCTCTTTGTTTTTCTCTTTTTTTATTTTCTGAAGTTCCTCTGTGAAAATAAACACCATCGAACTCTATTATCTTACGTTTGTTTTCAATGAAAAAGTCTGGTAAAATAAATGTTTTTTTCAAAGGTAATCTAAACTCATGATTCTTTCCGCTTTTATCAATAGACTTACTGTTTTGGTCAAGTTCAGCAAAATAAATTATGTTTTCATTTATAAACTCTTGACTTAAATTACCAAAGACCTCCCAAAACATTCTTTGTGACACTTGACTAAAATTACTTTTCTTGTAAGATAAAGCCCATTTTTTTTGTCTGTTTAACCAAATCTCTCGACCCTTTTCCTCTCCGTGCTTTGCAATACATTTTTCCAACGAAAATGTTGACTGCCTCTCCTTATACTTCTCCTCCGCTTCCTCTAAAGTATCACACTTGTTAACCCAATATTGTTTTTGGGTTTCTGTGAAAGCAGAAAAAAACCAAGGTTCAGTCTCTCTTCTACTGTGTAGTTTGTTGGAATTTATTTTTTGTATAGAGGCTATCTTATTTTGAATCTCCTCACCACTTAATTCCGCGTCCTTTAACAACCAGTACTCTTTCGAATACATCGTGTTTTGACTAACTTTAATCTTTGCCTCTTTTTCATCTAAACCAAAAAGTTCCATGTAATACTGAGTGGAATTTAAAGCCAATTTTGACAACTTAATTTTAACTTTGTCAACTTCCTCTATAGATTTCTCATACGACAATCCCTCTAACAACCAAAAACCTTTTTGATTCCTCGCTTTTAAGTTAATTCTATCATTTTTAGATAAGAAAATACTCTCTGACAAAAACGCCAACTGCCTTATAGAGACTATCTCCTTATTATGAGAAGCGCACTTGTCATTTGAACACTCCTGAATTACGTAAGATTCAATTAAAATATCAAACTTTAACTTGCTTTTACATAAATTACACGTAGGCTCTCCTTTTTGCTTATAACTAAACGACCCATACGAAAAATCATTCTCATTTTCATCGCTTATTTTTTTTGCCCCCTTCGTATCTCTTCGTTTTGAAACCCATAAACTATGCTCATCAACCCCATAACCTCTCTCTAACCAAAAATCTAACTTAAATGCAGACCTGTGCTTAAAACCAAATTGCTTTACAACCCTCCACCCTAATGTTGTGAGTTTTGTTTTTTCATCTAACTTAGATAATTCACTATACACAGTGTTAAACTTCTCCTCCAAAGACTCAGTGTTTATGAAATCGCTTTCTTTTTTCACAAAACCCCTTAACGAATTCACGTCAATAAAGTATTCGTTAAACTGGTAATAGTGTATTCCTTTGTTTTTCTCTACAATAATCATTTTCTTCTATTTATTAATAAATAGAAGAAAAAACAATTAATACGTTAAATGTAAACTAGGAGATGGGAAGAGTTTTAACAAAGTCCTCCACAGAGATTTCTGTTATTTTTCCAGTAATATCGTTCCTTAAAGTTACTAGAGATTCTTTACAAAAACATTTACCGATGCCCGGTTCTCCGATAATGATTGGGTTGTTTTTTTTTCTTTTATTTAGAATCTGAATAACCATATCCAACTCTACGTCTCTTCCAATAACAGGGTCAAGTTTACCTTGTTTTGCAAGATCAGTTAAATCTCGACTAAAGCTATCTAGAGCTTGAGTTTTAGATTTTTTAGAACTCCTTCCACTTCCACTACTCTTTCTTCCTCCTAAACCTTCGCCTTCTTCTGGAAACTCTCCATCTTCTTCAAAAGCGTTTTTTGGCGAATTAAAGATTAAATCTTTATCGTCTTTGTTTTCTTCGTTCATTTCGTTCATTTGTATTATGATTTTTTCACCCTTCAAATGTAGTAAAAAAACCTAAACAAACCAAAATAAAGGTTTTTTAATCAGAAATAGAAATTGGTATAAGCTCAATATAAATAAGCTCTTTTTGATTTGGTTTTGCGCCTATACTAAACACACTGTACTTATCTTTAGGAAACTGTTTTACAACATCTTCCCACAGGTCATCAAAACCAACTTCTAGAATTTCTTTTCTTGTTGTTTCGAGAACAACCTTAGTGACTGTTTTCGTTATGATATGCATTACAGTTATTTTAGTTGACTATAGAACTGGATATTACCCCTTAATTGAGATATGACTTTTTCAGCAACTGATAAAATTGGATCTTTAGGGCTTTTGTCTTTTTCAATTTTCAACCCTAAAAAGAATTCATCTTGAGGGAAATCAAAAGTTTCTTTATTTGAAGAAAAAGCATTAAAGTCTTGTACATAATTCTTTTTAGGCTCTAGGTCTTCAGGTACTGCGACAAAATTACCATTGACCTCATAAGGGAACTTTCCTCCTGAAGAAGGGTACACTGCCGCTCCGTTACCTAAAGCGTAATTATCTTCAATTATGTTTTTTATTAATTCTCTTAAGTGTTTCATAGTATTAATAAGTAATAAGAAATTCTCTTATAGAGCCGACAAAATACTAACTGCCTTGTCATAATCCTTGAGTAATTTTCTACTTATTTTGTCTCCATTAGTAGATTGAGCTTGAATTATTCTTAATAAAGCACAAACAATTAAGAAATCATCATACTCTTGATCTTCAAACTCTAAACCAGCACTTACCATGCTGTTTTTAAGAGATTCATAAGACGCAAAACCACTACCTTTTACAGCAATTCCCTTGTAATACAAAACATCAAGCATTTTCAGATAAAGGCTTCTATTTTTATCTAAATTTGAAAATATTTGCTTTTCTTCATTCTCTTTTCTTTCTATCTCACTTTTTTTGAAGTTCTCTTTTTCAAGAGCAATATCCGAAGCTTCTTTTTCTGCCTTTCTTTTTAATTCTTCAATTTCCTCTTTTTGCATTTGAACTAAAGCCTCTTCCTTTTTTCTTAGAACTGTTTCTAAAAGCGCTTTCTGACGCTCCTCTTCCTCAATCTCTTGAAGCCTCTCCTCCTCTTCTAACTGCTTTTTTAACTCAGCTTCTAACCTCTCTCTCTCTTCTTGATCTAATTGGTTTTGTTTATTCTTCATCTCTCTTATAACTCTTTCTCTCTCTTCTGGAGAAAGAAAATCTAAAGGATTAAAGTTTCCGTTTTCATTTGCGTGATAAATTTCAACTTCTTCTTTTGCAGGATCTTTCATGTCTTCTTTTTTATTGTTTTCTTTTTCTAAAGGAAGTAATTTTTTTACCTCCTCATGCTTTTTAACAGTGTCTTCTAAATAATTTTCAACCGTATACTCAGTATTTACTAACGTGTTGTCAACACCTACCCTAACAATTTCCACTTCTTTCTCTAACATTTCTTCTTGAAACTCATCAAACTCTCTTCTTTCTTTTAACAAAAAATTAAAAGAAACCAAAAGAAGAACTGATAATGGGTCAAATATAAAAACAAGCATTATTATCAAACCGTTTATAACAGTACCTATCGGCACTCCAGTTAATTTTGAAATATAAACAAAAGTGAGAACATCTCCTTCTGACTGCTCCGACTCTCTCACAATCTTGCCGACTTCTAAATCATTTATTTCTACTTGAGTACTAGACACTAAAAAACTTAAAGAATCTACAGCAGATGTTAAAATGGAAATATCATCATTTGCATCCTTAATTAACCCTTCAGTTCTTCTTGCAGAGTTATAAGCTCTTCTGCTGTAAAGAGAATCTAACCTCGTCTCTTGCTGATTTCTTTGCTCAGACAGAATGTCAATCCTTTTAACTTTAGATTCAACTAAACCTCGATAACTAACTATTTTTTCTTCTAAATTTTCTTTCTTTAGATCATCTAAATCATTCTCTTTTTGAGCAACCTCTATTTGAGTGGCAGTCTTAGAATAAGCAGATGATAAAAAACTATACAAACCAGCTGACGTAATTGCTATTAAAAAAATAACAGCAATTGTTAAATACACCTTTAATGCCCTGTTTAGTTTACTCCAGTGATTATGAAGCATTGATGCCGTGACTAGTTTAGAAGCCTCTAAAGCACCAAATAAAAATACTGAAGCCGATACTGCAAATATCTTACTAAGCCCTGAAACGGACACGTAAGCAGCTATTGAAGCTAAAGAGAGTGCTGATATTCCTACTAGAATAGGCATAAGCAAACTCGGTTTTTTGCTGTTTGGTTTTTTTGTTTTTGACATCCTGATATTTTTCTTGTTAAATATAGTGAAATATTTAGGTAAAATAAAATAAGATATAGAAAAATATCAGATTACTTCTCCCCCGGCTCTAAGTCAGTGTGAACATTATCTCCAATGTTCATTTTCTGCTTAAAATTAGATATTTTATTTATCATTAAACTTTTAGGAATTCCTTGAACATCATTGTTTGGCCTTAAGTCTCTCAAGTGTTTTCTAGTCCAAATGTTAGGCTTCCCCTTATTGGTAATATAATCATCAGTATTATAGTACCACTTATCTTCACTTGCAACCCACATATAAAGAGGATGCTGCTCACCATAAGAATAAGCAACATACATTTGACCTCTTTCACCTAAATCCTCCCCGTAAGTGTGTGAACCCACAAAGTTGTCTTTTTTGTTAATGTACTCTGATGCGTCTTTATTCGTAATTCTTTCCTCTCTAACTAAAGCGCCCTCACTAAGAAGGTTTAAGCCAGATAGTTTACGGTTTCTATTTTTTTCTATTTCTAAAGACATTATTAAAAAATTTTATGTTTCACAGTTACTCTATATATAGTTAAAAATAAGAGTTGTTGGAAGCAAAAAAAAGAGGAAGCACAAATGCACTTCCTCTTTTTAATAGTCTTAGTTAAGTTCTGACTTAGAACGGCAAGTCATCATCATTCCCTTTAAACGCATCTTGATCAACAGTCGCTGTCTTTTCAGAAGCGTTGTTACTAGAGTTGTTTGTAGCTGTAGCTGTAGCTGTAGCTGTAGAATTCTCATTCTTTAGGTTACTAACTTGCTCTTTCGCATCACTAGCAGATGGGTTTCCTCCTGACTTAGGTAAAAAAGTAATCATTTTAGCTAAAGTAGAAGTGAAATAACGAGTATTCCCGTCTTTTTCGCTTTTATTAGTTCTAACTTCACCTTGAACGTGAACATTGTCCCCTTTCTTTAAATGATTTTTAGCAAACTCTGCTAACTTATTCCAACATTCAATCTTGTGCCACTGAGTTTCAGTCTGCTTCTCACCGTTCTTATTCTTATAAGTCCTGTTAGTAGCTACTGAGAAACTAGCGACTACTCCGTCACTGTTATCAAAAGTTCTGAACTCAACGTCTGTTCCCAAAGTTGCGTTCAACATGTGTAAATTTAATCCTTCCATTTTTAAAATGTATTTATTTATTATTTCCTGAGTACAAATGTAATTCTTTTTTTATATAAATCAAAACAAAAATAGAAAATAAAATATTTTTTTACGACCTATTTAGATTTAAGGCATACGCAAAAAATATCCAAATGAAAAAAAAATTATTAAAAGAAGATGTGCAAACATTCTTAGGAAGAATACCTACCGTATTAAAGTTAAAAGGAGATGAAATTATAAAAAACATTTTAACTAACGGGTCAGCGGGTGCTATAACTTACAGTTTTATAGATGATGTAAAAATAGCATCAAAAGGTTCTTTAGAAAAAAGCTTAGACCTTATAGCGAAGAATTTACCAGAAAACCCTACAGCAGAAGAGCTTGAAGATTCTGAAAAACAAATTGCAATTGTAAAAAACAGGGTAGCAGAAGGGCAGGACACTCCTAAAACTAACACTTTTGACTACATCACAGAAAAACTAGCAGAAATACACGGACTCCCTGAAGGAGGGTTAATTTCTGGAATGGGTGAAGAATTTGCTGTAACCCCAGACATGAAATCAAACATCGTTCAGGGCCTTACAACTATGTATGATGTACAAGACCCTGCTGGAGTTTTTAAAGCTTTTTTAATCGGTGGTAAAAAATCATCTAGAAAAGGTACTTTTAGACCTAAGCTTCCAAGATTT